CTGGCTGGTCGTGGTGCCGACCTACTGTTGATTGATGACCCGCACTCGGAGCAAGACGTTATCAACGGAAACTTCGCTGTATTCGAGAAAGCGTACGAATGGTTCACGTTTGGTGCTCGTACTCGTCTAATGCCGGGTGGAAGTGTTGCAATAATTCAAACTCGCTGGCACCAAGATGATTTAACGGGACGTGTTGTACGTGATATGGGTCAGAACGAGCGTGCCGATGAGTACGATGTCATCGAATTCCCTGCCATACTAGAAATTGTGGACGAAGAGGCGGATGAGATTGTTGAGAAACCACTGTGGCCTGAGTTTTTTGACCTAGAAGCTCTACTACGTACAAAAGCGTCCATGCCTACGTTCCAGTGGAATGCACAGTACCAGCAGACACCCACGGCAGAAGAAGCTGCGCTGATAAAACGTGAGTGGTGGAACTTATGGGAGAAGGAACAGCCTCCATCCTGCGAATACGTCATAATGTCTTTGGACTCAGCGGCAGAAAAGCACAACCGTGCCGACTATACGGCTCTGACTACGTGGGGCGTGTTTCTTAACGAGGAAACTAGCGCGTATAACATCATCCTGTTGAACAGTATTAAGCAGCGTATGGAGTTTCCAGAGTTAAAGGACATGGCTATACAAGAGTATAGGGAGTGGGAGCCTGACTCGTTTATTGTGGAGAAGAAATCATCAGGTACGGCGCTTTACCAAGAGATGCGACGTATGGGCCTACCTGTGTCAGAATACACCCCACACAGGGGATCAGGTGATAAACTAGCACGGTTAAACTCGGTATCTGATATTGTAGCAAGTGGCCTGTGCTGGGTTCCCACTACCCGTTGGGCTGAAGAAGTGGTAGAAGAGATTGCTGGGTTTCCGTTTATGAGTAATGATGACTTAGTTGACTCCACAGTTATGGCACTCATGCGTTTTAGGCAAGGTGGTTTTATACGCCTACCTACTGATGAGCCAGAAGAACAAAGATACTTTAAGTCGCGTAGAGGCGGCTTCTACTAGAGATATAATATGGCTATTGAGAAAGGACTATACGCAGCCCCAGAGGGCATAGACGGTGAGCTTATGGACAGTGACGACGATGCTGCCCTTGAGATAGAGATCGTCAACCCTGACATGGTGACACTAGACGACGGTAGCGTTGAGATTACTATCATCCCCGGTGTAGAACCCTCAGACATGGGCGGCTTTGATACTAACTTGGCAGAGACGCTAGACGAAGGTGTGCTTAACGAGTTAGCAGATGATTTAGTTGGGATGATAAGTGCCGACATCGAAAGCCGAAAGGACTGGGCGGATACTTACGTTAAGGGCTTAGACGTTCTTGGCTTCAAGTATGAAGAGCGTACAGACCCGTGGGAAGGTGCCTCTGGTGTGTACTCTACAGTGCTTGCCGAAGCAGCTATCCGGTTCCAAGCAGAAACAATGTCAGAGACGTTTCCAGCCGCTGGCCCAGTACGCACTAAGATTATAGGTGTAGAGGATAAGGACAAGGAAGAAGCAAGTGCCCGTGTAAAAGCGGATATGAACTACGAATTGACCGAGCGTATGGTGGAGTACCGCCCAGAGCATGAACGCCTCTTATACAGTCTAGGATTGGCTGGTAGCGCGTTTAAGAAGGTTTACTTTGATCCAAACATAAACAGACAGGTAGCCCTGTATATCCCTGCTGAAGACGTAGTAGTGCCCTATGGTGCGTCTACTATAGAGAGCGCAGAGCGTGTTACCCACGTTATGCGTAAGACCAAGAATGAGTTAAAGAAGTTACAGGCAGGTGGGTTCTACCGTGATGTAGAGTTGGGTGAACCACAGACATTCCACACCGACATTGAAGAGCGTAAAGCTGAAGAGGGTGGGTACTCACTAACTGACGATGACCGCTACTCTTTATACGAGATACACGCTGATCTAGTTATTGAGGGTGTTGACGAAGACGACGATGAGATAGCAAAGCCATACGTGGTGACTATTGAGCGTGGGTCTAATGAAGTTCTTGCCATACGCCGTAACTGGAACGAAGAAGATGACTTGATGCTGAAGCGTCAGCACTTCGTACACTACGTATACGTACCGGGATTTGGGTTCTATGGCCTTGGTTTGATTCACATCATCGGGGGATACGCTCGTGCTGGTACGTCTCTTATACGTCAGCTTGTGGACGCTGGCACCCTAGCTAACCTACCGGGCGGTCTAAAGGCTCGTGGGTTACGTATTAAGGGTGACGACACTCCGATTGAGCCGGGTGAGTGGAAGGACGTGGACGTGCCATCAGGCAGTATCCGCGACAACATCATGCCGCTCCCTTATAAAGAGCCTAGCCAGACACTACTGGCGCTGCTTAACCAGATTACAACTGAAGGCCGTAGGTTAGGTGCTATCAGTGACATGAACATCTCCGACATGTCAGCCAATGCCCCTGTGGGTACTACGCTGGCATTGCTAGAGCGTACTCTGAAGCCTATGGCTGCTGTACAGGCCCGTGTTCACTACACCATGAAGCAGGAGTTTAAACTCCTTAAAGCGATCATGTCAGAGCACGCACCGGAGGATTATGACTACATCCCCATGCGGGGCGAAGTAAGCGCACGGCAGTTAGACTATATGATGGTGGACGTAATCCCCGTCAGTGATCCCAATAGTTCTACAATGGCCCAGCGTGTTGTTCAGTACCAAGCTGTGCTACAGATGGCTCAGCAAGCGCCTCAGATATACGACCTACCACAACTACATCGTCAGATGATTGAGGTGTTAGGTGTGAAGAACGCAGACAAACTTGTTCCCACAAGAGAAGATTCCAAGCCCGCCGATCCAGTCAGCGAGAACATGGATGCTCTGGTTGGCAAGCCGATACGAGCGTTTATCTACCAAGACCATCAGGCTCACATTGCGACTCACACGTCGTTTATGCAGGACCCACAGGTTGCTCAGATGATCGGACAGAACCCACAAGCACAGCAGATTATGGCGTCATTACAAGCGCACATTGCAGAGCACCTTGGGTTCCAGTATCGCCAGCAGATCGAGGAGAAGTTGGGAGCACCGCTACCACCTCCGGGTCAGGAGTTACCAGAGCAGATCGAAGTGGATTTGTCACGTCTAGTAGCAGAGGCAGGGGCGCAACTTATGCAGGGGCATCAGCAAGAAGCTGCGCAGAAGCAAGCGGAACAGCAACAACAGGACCCTATCTTCCAACAGAAACAAGCCGAGCTACAGCTCAAAGGGCAGGAAGTACAGCGCAAGGCCGCAAAGGATCAACAAGAAGCACAGATGAAACAGGCCGAATTGCAGCTTAAAGCTCAGAAGAATCAGGTTGATGCGCTCTTCGATGCGGAGAAGCTGAAGTTGGATAAACAAGAATTAGAACTAGACGCTAAGAAAGAAGGCGTTCGCGTGGCGGCAAATCGTCGCCAAGAAAACAACAAGCTCGATTTGGAGCTTGCGAGGATGATGGCTGACAAGCCTAAACGAGGTGAATAATGGCTAAAACCGTCTTTGACGTGCTTAAACAAAAACTCGACGAAGATATTTCGTCTGCAACTAGTTTTCTTGCTGGGGGGTCTGCTAAAGACTTCGCAGGCTACAAGGAGATTGTTGGCTTAGTTCGGGGTCTCGAAGCCAGCAAGCAACACATTGAGGACCTCTCGCGTAATTATATGGATGATCAAGATGAATAACACTCAGACTATTGAAGTACCTGATGCACTAAAAGCTAAGATGGCAGCAGAAGCAGCAGAAGCTGAACCTATTGCCGAAACTAGTAAACGTGAAGTCAGCGACGAGGAATGGGAAGCACAAATGCCCAAACCTTCTGGCTACCGTTTGTTAATAGCCCTACCCGATGTCGAAGAATATTACCAAGGCAGTACCCTGCTTAAAACAACTGACCAGATGCACAAAGAGTACATCATGTCGATTATGGGTATTGTTATAGATATGGGGGCAGACGCCTATTCAGACAAAGACCGTTTCCCTGAAGGCCCTTGGTGTAAAGAAGGGGACTATGTGATGTTTCGTATGAACACAGGCACACGGTTTAAAGTTAACGGGAAAGAATTTAGATTAATGAACGACGATTCTGTGGAAGCTGTAATCCCTGATCCTCGTGGCATTATGGCTGTATAGGAGAAAAATCATGCCTTTTCAAAAAGTAGAATACGAGTTTCCTGATGAGGAGACAAAAACAAAACAAGACATCGAAGTGGAGGGTTCCAGTGCTATCGAAGTGGACATTGGAGGTAAGAAAGCTAAAGCCGAGGCTGAGAAATCTGAGCCTGTCGTTGAAAGTGAAGTGGATACTGATGACGACGAATATGAAATTGAAGTGGTTGACGATACGCCGAAAGCTGACCGCAATCGTAAACCCTCTGATCCCCCAGAAGACGTTACTGATGACGAGTTGGAAGACTATTCAGAGAAAGTGCGTAAACGGATACAGCACTTTAGTAAAGGCTATCACGACGAACGCCGTGCTAAAGAAGCGGCTTTCCGTGAACGTGAAGAGTTGGAGAAACTATCTCAACAACTTGTGGAAGAGAATAAAAAACTCAAGTCTAACGTAAACAAAAACCAAACAGCTTTGCTTGAACAAGCTAAGCGAAGTGCAGTATCTGAGCTAGAATCTGCTAAAAAGCAGTATAAAGATGCGTATGAAGCCGGAGACTCAGACGGTGTTCTTTCTGCACAAGAAAACCTAACAAATGCCAAGATTAAGGCCGATAGGTTAAATAATTTCAAGTTACCAGCTTTACAAGAAGATGAAACTAATGTAAAAATGGTACCTGAAACCACCCCACCGCCAGTGGAGGTTGATAAACGAGCACAAGCGTGGCAAGACGCGAACGGCTGGTTCAACCAAGACGTAGAGATGACAAGTTACGCGCTGGGGTTGCATAATAAACTTGTCAACGAGGGCGTTAGCCCTCAGAGTGATGACTACTACGAGAGAATTGATTCTCGTATGCGACAGTTATTCCCCGAGAATTTCGAGGGGGAGGAAGTAGAAAAGCCGAAGAAGCAGTCAAATGTGGTTGCACCCGCTACGCGGAGCACTTCGCCTAAGAAAGTTAGGCTAACGCAAACACAACTAACGCTCTCTAAACGCTTGGGACTGACTCCCGAACAATACGCCAAACAGGTTGCACTAGATATGAGGAAACAATAATGGCTACGAACAGAATTGACCGTGAACTAGAAACACAAGAAAAAACGATCCGCAAAAAGGCTTGGACGCGTCCCGAGGTGTTACCATCTCCAAATCCCGAGCCGGGTTATGAATTTCATTGGGTTCGTGTAAGCACGCAAGGGCAAGTAGATGCCACTAACGTATCCTCAAAAATAAGAGAAGGTTGGGAGCCTGTAAAGGCAGTAGATCACCCAGAAATCACATTGGTTGCCGTTGAAAATGAACGGTTCAAAGACAACGTGGTAATTGGTGGTTTGATGCTTTGTAAAGCTCCAGCGGAATTAATTCAAGAGCGGTCTGCACATTATCAACAGCAGACAGACTCCCAGATGCACTCCGTAGACAACAGTCTCATGAGAGAAAATGATCCTCGTATGCCCCTGTTTAATGACAGGAAGACGAAGGTCACTTTCGGAAACGGAACTTAAATTAGGAGCTTAACATGGCTTACCCAACTGTAAGTGGCCCTTCAGGGCTAGTTCCGGTTAAACTTGTAAGCGGCGTACCTTTCGTGGGCGTAACTCGTCAATATAGCATTGCGAGTGGTTATAACACGAACATCTTTAATGGTGACGCTGTACAACTTGTTACCGGAGGCACCGTAGAACGTGATACTGCTGACGCAGCAATGACGCCTATTGGTGTATTTCTTGGTTGTACTTATACTGATCCCTCACTGGGCTATCAGTTATTCAGCCAATATTACCCAGCAAACACCGCTGCATCTGACATCATGGCTTACGTCGCTGATGGCACTGATGTGTTGTTTAAAGTTGCTGTACTTTCATCCGCTGCTGGCGCTACGCCAGTAATTGGCGATCTAGCGATCACTGATTTGGGTGCAAACGTAGCAATGATCAACAACGCTGGCGATACTGCTACTGGAAATTCACGATGTGGTATTTCCGACACGACCGCTACAACGAACACTTTACCTTTGCGTATTGTGGAACTCGTAGAGGAAACCAAAAACTCATCCGGTGGGTTCACTGAGGCACTCGTTAAATGGAACGCAGGGCATCAAATGAACAACCTCACTGGCGTCTAGGAGGGATAACTAATGGCTATTTCACGCGCCCAGCTCCTTAAAGAGCTACTTCCCGGTCTAAACGCACTGTTTGGGTTGGAATATGCAAAATACGGCGAAGAGCACGCCCAAATTTTTGAAACGGAATCTTCAGATCGCTCGTTTGAAGAAGAAACTAAGCTATCCGGTTTCTCAGCAGCACCTGTCAAGGACGAAGGCTCAGCCATCGAATATGACAATGCTCAGGAAGCATGGAGTGCACGCTACGTTCACGAGACAATTGCGATGGGGTTCAGTATCACTGAAGAAGCCATTGAAGATAACTTGTATGACTCACTGTCTGCTCGTTATACGAAAGCATTAGCTCGTGCTATGGCGTACACTAAGCAAGTTAAAGCTGCGTC